GACACCCGCACGACAAAGGTAGATAGTCTTTTGCCACCGATCTGAAGGGCGCATCCCTGCGAACCCAACTGCCTTGCCATCTTCATCTATTGCCAGCCACCACCAACTTCCTGCTTTGGGCGTTTCCGGAACGTCACCGGGCAAACATTCTAGTTGGAGGTCAATCAGCGTTTTAAACGCACTATCAACGGGGATAATGCGTATCGGGTTCATTTCTCAACCGATCATATTGGTCGCGTGGTTCTCGACTTCAGCAACCCTATTTAGCCAGCCTGTTTCATAGGTGTCGTTATTAAGACTTTTGTAAAACCGTTCTTTTGCATCAGAGAAGTCTTGAATCAACTTGTGAACGGGAACCGCTTTAATAGCCGCGAGAGTCTTCGGACCAAGCACACCGTCTTGTGTAGCGCCAACCGCTTCTTGCATGATCTTGATGCACCTGCCGGGACCGCCATTGACTGCGAAGTCAAACATCATGTAATCGATTGGAGACGGAAGCTCATCGCCGCGCACTAAGTCCCAGTATTTACGCTTATAGAACGGCGCAACAATCTCCGAGGTCAGCGTTCGCATCTCAGACCACTTAACCGGATGTCCAACGTAGGCTTCCCAAGCAGCTTGAGTAACACCCAAATTAGTTGAACCGGGCCTGCCATCAGGCAGACGGTTGCCGGGATCTCTAGTGTCGGTTGTAAATCCACCTTCGGACTTAAGAACCATACCCAAAGATCGCGTGAAGTTGCTAATCATTTTGCTGGCGTTGAGTTGTACAACATTACGTCTTTTTTCTGGCCGGAGTTAGTCGATCCAAACCAGAACGCAACAACAGAAATCCATGCAGTGCCAAGCGACCCCAGCATAATCAGGAGCGGCTGACTACCCTCTTTAGGGTAGCCCATCAACATTGCAATCAAAATACCAAAGAAGCCAATCGTAATTACGCCTGACAAAACATCCGGAGTCCATGACTTCGTTGCAGTCTGCATATCACGGGCGCTCTTACGGTCCGTAACGTCAAGCTGCTCAAAGTTCAAACCCATCGCCAAGGTCTGTTCTTTAAACTTAATCTCTTCTTGCTGGATCAGGGCTATCTGCTCAGCAGATAATTTACCGCTATCAATGACATCTTTAACTTCTTCAGGCGCAATACCAATAAGCTTTGAGATAGCAGTAACGGCAAGCCCAGCAAGCGGACCACCGAGGCAGGTAGCAATCGTAGGAGCAATCTGTTCAAGCCAATTCATTTTTTAAGCTTCCCCAAGGTTTCAGCCAGACGCGCACGTTGCCCCATTTTGCCCGGAGCTTTAGCCGCTTTAGCCAATTTGGCTTTAGGAATATTTTTACCGGGCTTAGCACCAAGTTCAGCACGAAGCGAACCGGGTTTCTTAATAGCGTTTTGAATCCACTTTTCAGCCATGATTATTTTTCCGCTTTACGCGCTTCAACTTCCATTGGGTTATTCCAATAGCCATAGCGCACTTGAAAGAAAAGATACTTGATATAAAACATTACTACACCAAGCTCTTGCGCTTGTTTCCAATGAATCATTTCATGGTTGTAAATATTTTTGTCGTTTATATGATCTAGTAAAATAAAAATACCAAATGGGGGTAAAGTAATAGCCCAATTATTTAATAACTTTAAATACCATTTAATTGGGCCTTTAGCTTCAAATAATTTAGGTTCGTTCATTTATACCACCGCTCCGTATACACGGGTTAGATCGTTTGATACAAAAGTTACGGTATTACCATTTCTCAAAACAGCCGAACCCCCAGCCGCGCCGCCGCCATTACCAATTCCACCTGCTGCGCCCCAACCCCCACCACCACCGGCAGCACCGGGGAAAGAACCAGAGTAATTTCCGCCAGCTTCGCTAGCCCCGCCACCATATCCTGACAGCGCGTTTGATCCAGAACCTCCGCTACCACCAGCGGTACCACCTTGACCGGGCACAGCGTACCCTATATTACTTTGGCGTGTACCGGGAATAACTCTTCCACCACCACCGCCACCTGTGGCGTATAAATAATCATTTGGCTGCGGAGATCCAGTAGGCCCGCCATCACTAACAATTCCACCTGCCCCACCAGCGCTACCTAAACCACCGCCAGCGCCTTGACTAGCTAAATAAGTACTACCAAAGTAATAAACTAATACGCCGTACCCGCCAATTCCGCCGCCAGCGCCACCACCACCACCAGAACTAATAATTCCATTACTGCCGTAAAGCGGTTCAGATGCTCCTGCACCGCCACCACCGCCACCACCGCCAATAAATGCAGCGCCGTTTGTATTATTAATAGTAGTTGGAAAATTAACACTCAAAGCAGGTCCACCAGCATATCCTTGAGGAACTCCTCCAAATACATCACCGCCAGCGCCACCTTTACCTATAATAAAACCATTGTTTACCAAGGTAAGGGTATCGCCGCTAGTTCCACCAATAAGCGTAAATGCAGGAGTGCTTGTAGAATTTGCGTAAACGTAAATGCCGGAATTAACTGTTATAACAATGTCAGAACCGCCGGCAACATACCCAGAAAGGGAAGCGACGTTAATAGAAAGATCGGCTGAATTAGAAGAGATGTTGTATGCAATCGAAACTCGGTTACTTTTACCGTACAGATTACTCATGGCAATAGCGCCAGAAGAAACCGCAGCAAGGGTACGGACACTTGCCTGCCCCAGACTAATAAGCGTAGTACCCGTCAAACCCAGTTCGACGTTTACATTATTGAATGTAATTGGGCCAGAGGCGGGAAGCGTCATTACGGAGTACCGTAAGCAGTGATATTGCCAAGAGCAATCAAGTTACCCGATGAATCAATCGAAGCTACTTTGTTTCCGGAGGAGTTGTAGATACCCAGCGAAGATGTCGCCATGTTTATCCGGTTAGCAGTTAACTGCGTATGAGCATCGTATACATTAACACCATCACACCAAAGAATAGCGGTAGTTCCACTAGCAACCGTAACCCCCGTGCCTGCAACTTTAACGGTAGCCGCATAAGTGCTGTTGTTACGAAAAACATAAAGCTTAGAAACTGGTTGGACAATAATACTTCTAGCCATGGTCCATGGCCCAGTGTTCAGAGTGACTATCATGCTGCGGGCTTCATCCGCAGCACCGTTATTAAAAATTAGCGTGTAGTCAGCATCAGAACTCGGCGTAACAGAGGCATGACCAGCAATCGCAGCTTCAATCAACGTACCAAGGTTTGTATTAGTGGTCGCGCCCCACGTACCGGACTGATCGCCCGACGCCATGAGTTCAAGGCGAAGCCTAGTTGAATAAGTTGAAGCCATTAGATTCCCCGCAGAATTGCGCTGCTAGCAGTGGCCGCAGGCATCTGGAAAGTAAGATTAGTGCCGCTTATCACACGATCAGAGTCAAAGACAAACACAGCTACCGCACGGTTAGCTTTAGAAGAATTATAAATAAGGGCTTGCCGATAAGTCACGGCTACTAGGCTAAATACTGGATCTACAAACGTAGTAACTGCTACTTTTGCACCTGTTGTCGGGTCAGTAGCTAAAACAGGAGTTATATTGGTAAGCGCAATTCCGCCAGCCGTGTAGTTAGTACCAGATGATTCGTTCGTCGTGGAATAAGCAGTCGTGCTTGCTGATAGTGATGCAGCCGAAGTGTAAAGGGCCAGTTTAAAAACGTCGCCAGTTATAGCCGTAAAGTTATGAATACCTTGAAAAAGTTCGGCTTTGAAAGAGTTGCAAAGAATTTGTGAGGCCATTATTTCACCGAGAACCTATTGGATTTAGAAAGATTTAACTCGGCCGGAATAACTTGTAAATTTAAAGGTACGTGCAAACCCGAAACGTATTTACCTTGTAAAGGGATCACATGATCTACGTGCCAACTGATGCCTGTTACTTTTGTACGCAATGCCGCTAGTTCATAAAACTGCTTTATTAACCAAAGATCATCATCTGTGAGCCAAGAAGGGGTTCGTTTTAATTTTGCCGCGCTGTATTTAGCATTGATGGCAGCATAAATATGCAGGTTTTCTTTTTGGTATTTACGGCTTTTGGCCCTACATTCTTCTTTATTAGCTGCATAGTAAATCCGTGACCTTAGAGCAAGATCCTCTGAAAATTTAGCGTATTGGTTTTTGTTATGTTTAGCTACTTTATCTGGATTCTTTTTGCGCCAGTTTACTAAAAACAGCTTTCTGCACTCTAAACACTCTCCAGTTTTTGCCCTTCTAGCTGAAATGTGCCCTTTGCTACAGGGCTTTCCCGTGTAGTAGTTATTCTCACCGGCGGCTAAGGCTTCTTTACGGGTGGGTTTCATTATTTCACTGGATACCGAATTTGTCCGCCGCGATAGGAATCTTGTCGATTTTTTCCGTCTACGAGGTTTTTCATCAGATCAAGGGCTTCTTTGAACTTACCATCATAATAACTCATCAGGTCTTGTTCGCCCTTCATAAAGATAGTCGCTTCCACAAGTGATCCGTACAGCAGAACAGACGAGAAGTTATCCCCAAGCCAGCTAGTACCCGCCGTAGTGATCGAAGCTGGGTAGCCGAAGTAAACCAACGACATTGTGTAGTTAGTATTAGGCGTGGGAGCCAGCGTAAATTCATACGCCCCGCTAAGCGAGTAGTTAACAGGAGCGCCCGTGGCTGAAGGGTTAGGAAACGCTTCCCGAAGGAAGTTTGGATCTTTATTTAGCAGGTAAGTGTAGTTACCGCTACCGTCAACGATTGCTACTGAGAACGTAGAAAGATAGTCGCTTGGCAAAGTAACCGTAGTTGCCCCGCTTGTAACGGAAAGCGTAGCTATCTTTCTTGACGCTGAAAGCTGAACAAAGTTAAGAACCCGCTGCTCAGTCTGCGTGATGAACGTATTAATGTCCGTCGTAGCAAACGCATTCTCCGTATAGGAGGTAATCTCGGCAACGAGTTCAGAATAGTTCATTTTTATTCAGTCAGGTTCTTGAGCAAGAACTTCTTGCCACGCTGCGCAGCGCCAGCACCGCGAAACTCAACATGGGTCTTGGTGCCCGTACCAGCGGGGTATTTACCCTTAACCCAAATACCGTCTTTATTCAGATCGGTCTGGGGATAGCCAGCTTGAGGGACGTTAACGTCCGGGCCTTTCTGGGGCATATTGGTTTTCATTTCTTGCCTTTCTGGTTTGCAGCACGCGACATATTGCGGCCCATTTTCATACGGTCCATCGA